ATTTGAGAAGCACTTTGGATCTTATGTTGAGTTGGTTGGGAGGGACGATGACTAAAAAACATTTTGAAGCAGTAGCGCGGGGTCTGTATCAAGCCAAGGCTGATATGGACACCATTAAAAGTGTGACTCGGGAGATCGAGTCATTTAACCCAAACTTTAACAGGGCTAGGTTTATCGTAGCGTGTACGCACCCGGTGGTACATGAGGCCCTTGTTGAAAAACATTTAAGGAGAAGACAAGCATGAACTTTGAAAAGTATCTAGCGAAAGAGTGGATGAAGATCGAGACATGGGAACAAGCCCATCGACTCGTTGCCGAAATCATTGCAGTGAACGAGTTTCTTGAGAAGCGTAGAAACTTCTATAAGGAGCAATTGAGTATACGTAGTGCGGAGCTAGTTGAAGCAATACGTATGCTACAGGAAGAAGGCGTTGACTTTGATGCAGAGATGGCCTTCGGAGATGCCGGTAAGAGGGTGGAAGAGGTGCGTAATCGTTTCAATGTCGAAACGGATCTACGAATCAACGCCGAGCTAGAGCAAGAAGTGAAAGCCAAAGCCCACGCGAGTGGAGAACTGGCAGAACTTCTGAGTGATGAACTAAACCAAAAGGAGAACGACTATGAACGATAACAATTACCCTAACTCAAGTATGGAGAGTACTAGTGTGGAAGATGCAAACACTACTGGCATCTCTAACGAAGCGAGCAGGATAGAAGAGTCCTACGCTTCTGTACAAGATACTGCGGATACGCTTTCTACGTTGGACGACGCTGCGGGGATGTCACTACCCTCGCTTAGATCTACCTTTTCGATGGTTCATCTAAGCATGAGTATGTGGAGTCCGAAAATGCCAGACGAAAAGGCGAAGGCGAAACTTCGGGAAATCTACGGTGCGGATGACAAATCCATCGAGGCCAAGAAGGCGTTACTTGCGTATTGCGGCGAGTTAAAAACTGTCAAACAGCATCAAGAATCCGCTCGTAGTCTTCATTACCGCGACACTAAGCCTTGGATAGACGGGGGCTTCAGACTGATACGTAACGAAAGATTATGGAATTGGGTGGGGGATATGTCCCAGAAAGATCAGGAGATCGAGGTGGTTCTGCAAAAATTCTTTGATGGATACTACGATGCAGTGCAGAACGATCAGTTGCGGCTAGGAAAACTATACAAAAAGAAAAACTACCCATCATTGAGGGAAGTAAAAACCAAGTTTGCTTTCGTGTATGGCTTTGAGGCGGTAGCGTCCGACTATATGCAACCAATGTTTGAGGAGCAGAAGACCGCTCTCGATGAGCATTACCAGAAGCAGTACAAACAGCGGATGCAGGGGCTAACGCAACAGTTGTGGACTAACTTGAGAAAGCAGTTACTGCGAGTGGGTAAGCAGAAAATCTATGACGGTATGGCTGATGATGTCAGAGCCGCCGTAGATGCACTGGCTCTGTACAACGTGAACAACGATCCAGAGATGACACGTATATACAACGAGTTGAGAGGGATCATTAACCATGATTTCAACGAAGAGAAGATGAGGCGTGGAGAGTCTTATCGAAAACAAACCCAAGAACAAGTACAGAAAGTACTTGATTCACTACCATCACTATCTATCTAAGTTTAAGGAGAACGAAAGATGACTATAGCATTAAACACAATGGCTCTTAATTTTAACCAGACTACTGACTTGATAAGTCATGTGGGACATAAACGCTCTGTGTTGGTCGAAGGCCACATGGGTGTGGGTAAGTCCTCTCTGTTGCCGCACATCCTAAAGAAGTTAGGTTCAGAGTATACGGGCTTCTACTTCGACTGTACTACAAAAGATGTTGGGGACATCGCAATTCCAGTAATACAGGAAGTAGATGAGTCCGGTCAGTTTGTCCGATTCGTTACCAACGAGGAGTTGGGCGCACATACCGGCAAGCCGGTGATTATCATGCTCGATGAGTTTGGTAAGTCGAACCGCTCAGTACAGAACGCGCTGACCAGATTGATACTGGAGCACAAGGTCGGTATGCGTGAACTGCATAAGAAAAGCATCGTGTTTGCGGTGACTAACCTTGGGGCCGAGAACGTGGGTGACCTGATGGAGGCCCACAAGCGTAATCGGTTCATAAGTGTACGGATGACTAAACCTACGGCGGAGGATTGGATCGTTGACTTCGGTGTTCCCAATGGTTTGCACACAGCAGTGCTAGGCTTTGCGAACGAGTACAAGAGTATGTTTGATTCTTTTGAGGATGTGCAAGATCCAGATGACAACCCATACATCTTTCACCCACGCGAAGAGAGAGCGGCGTTTGTCACTCCAAGATCGCTACACGCTTGTTCAGATATTCTGCAACAGGAAGATAAGCTGGATCACCACACCTTGAAAGCCGCACTAGTCGGTGCGATAGGGTTACGCGGTGGGACTGACCTGATGGCCTTCGTGTCAATGGTTGGTCAGCTACCATCACTTGATTCAATCAAGCAAGATCCAATGGGTGCTCTAGTGCCTACGTCTGCGGGGCCGGTCATTATGACTGTTACCAAAGCATTGCAGGGAATGGATAGAGAGCTAATCACTCCGTGGATGAAGTACTTGGAAAGACTAGCTATCGAGCCACAGACATTGTTTGGACGTAGTGCCATGCACAATGACTACAAGCAACGGAAGATCGTGACTCAAAACGAGTTGTTCGGTGAGTGGAGTCGTAACAACGCCCATTTGTTCACAGTAGATAAAATATAGGAGGAATCATGGGACGACCACGTATACATGGAAAGCCAACATTGACGGTAGGGGTTTCGGAAGAAATAGGAGACCGGCTGGAAGCCTTGAAAGCAAGAGAAGAGGACAAATTGGGATTCAAGATGTCCTACACTCAATTCGTATCGATGTTGGTTAAACACTTTGAAGAGCACAAGGAGAACACATGAGTTTTTTCAAAAACCTAACGCCGCAACAGCGGTTAAGTAAAAATGCAATCGCTATTTGGGAACACCCTAAATACACGTCGATTGCGGGTACACTGATGATCGGTGAGCGCACTGTGGATTTTGCCATCCCTACAGCGTGTACCAATGGCCGAGACGAGTGGTACAGTGCGGAGCTTATTGAGAATCTGAACGATCCAGAGCTACGGTTCGTGATTCTGCATGAGAACCGGCACAAGATCAGTCGGCATCTGAAGATCTATAAGACGTTGTCCGAGATAAACTGTCGTGTGGCAAACATGGCAATGGACTACGTAATTAATCTGGAGATAACAGACGAGAACAAGGACGATAATTTCGCGGTGATGCCGACAGGGAAATACGCCGGTCTGTTGGATGAACGCTTCCGAGGTATGGCTGTCCCACAAGTATTTAAAATACTACTTGAAGAGGAGGAGGGTAACGATCCTGAAGGTGGTGAAGGTGGTGAAGGCGGCGAGGGGGGTGATGGCCCTACTGGCTCTACTGACAATACTTTGGGAGAAGAGGGCGAACCTCCCAACGGCGGTGTTTCAAGTGACGGTGGTTTCGATGAACACGATTGGGACGGTGCGGGCGATCTAACTGAAGAAGAGAAGAAGGATCTCGAACACGAACTAGACCAAGCTATCCGTGAAGGGGCTATGGCGGCGGGTAAATTGGGTGGTAATAGTCTGCTGTCCGTGGAAGAACTGCTGAAGCCAACAATCGATTGGAAAGATGTGCTTCGAGAGTTTGTCCACACTACCTGTGCTGGCAAAGACTTTGGGACATGGGCTAGACCTAACCGGAGATACATCGGTTCTGGTGTTTACTTACCAAGCACTCTAAGCGAAACAGTTGAGGAACTTGTACTGGCAATCGATACATCAGGATCGGTGGCCTACTACGTGAACCTGTTTCTGTCGGAAGTAGCGGGGATATGCCAGACAGTACGGCCCGAACGAGTACGCCTGATCTATTGGGATCACAGAGTGCAGAAGGAAGAGGTATATGAACAGGAGCAAGTGCAAGAGCTAGCTCATTCTACAAGTCCTGAAGGTGGTGGTGGCACCACGATAGAAGTCGTATGCGAGTACCTGAAGGAGAACCGCATCAATCCGCAAGCAATCATCGTGTTTACAGATGGATACCTAGCGGGTTCATGGGGCGAATGGAAACACCCTTTATTGTGGTGTGTCCTAGACAACAAAGATGCCAAACCTAATACAGGCAAGGTAGTACACATAAACTCACAAGATTTTAACTAAGGAGAACCAAGATGGCTATATACACTAACAGCGAACTGAAAGAAGCGCGAGTTTCTAACTTTTACAGGATTGACCCTGAAGACAATAATATAATGTTGAGTAAACATCTCAGGTATTTTATGTTTGAGCTACAAGATAAAAACCCTTTCTTTCAATTTGCATTGGAGGCCGACCCCGCAGGTCAGGATCAGAATTATGATGTCCATGCTTCACAAGCGATTGTTTATATAAAAGGAGAAACATTCAGGCGCGGGTGGATCGGATACGCTAACTTTAACGATACAGGTGGTGAAGACAAGTTTGGCGTATGGTCTCCACACATTATTAACGAGAAGTACGCAACATACTCGTATCAGCACCACATGAAAACATCCAAGAATGTGAAGGTAGCGGTTAAGGCGGGACAGGCTTTCCTGAACCCAGTGACTTCAGCGAACGTACACTCGGTTTATACTTGGCCTGTACAAAATGGTATTGATAACGAATCAAGCAAACTTAAACGCAGTGTCGGTGATAAAAAAGAAGAATTGGGTTTGACCCAAGGGTACGGTAAATACGCAGAAGCCGCTGACGATCTAACGTCTGAACTGCTGACGTTGTACGATGCGGGACATGAGTTTATCAATCCCCAGATAACTGAAAGGTTACAGCTCTTGAAAGACGCAGTCATTGAGAGAGATGCACACAAACCTAATCTGCAAGCCATGCTGGTGTGGGTGGATGGTAGCACTGCAAAAACCGGAGTTGTCGATTTCAGTCAGGACAAAAATAAACTGCTTAATGAAAGAAGTTACCCCTCACCAGAGGATATGCCGGTAGAGATCGTGAATAAAATATCCATACTCCAAGTTGGTAACAAAGGGGATTACGTGCCTGATACAGGTATTCGTTTTGAGGAGGATATTTTCTATGTACAGATGTAGTGGTAAGGTCGGGGAGTGGGGAGGCTCAAAGCCTTTCCAGAACCCTTACGTTAAACCAAACTGGAGCTTTGAAAGAGTCTTTATGTTGGTCAAAGATATAGCTACTAGAGATGGTACTATACAACCAGATAAACCATCATACTACGTAAAAGTAGATGAAGACACTGGAAGCGTTTACATACAATGTATTGGTATGGAGTGTGTTGACTCTACTATTAGAAGTGAGTATGCTTCGTTAGATGACACGCCAGAGTGGGTGCAACGAAAGGTAGCAATCTTAATGGTAGGCGGTTACACTTTTGGGCAAGAACCTATTGAAGGCGTAGGTAACAGGTATGGGGATGATACTTTTATAGTTGTCCCCGATTAGAATGTAAGTGAGTCACCAAGTGGTCGGGCAAGCGGTGATGTCCGACCGTCCTTACATCTCTCTACCATCATGGAGGGATAATAAAGTAAAGGGTGCGATGAAGTGTCTGACTCACCTCTGGTTTTTGGTAGTTATTTTTTCCAGAGTTCATGGAGGCCAATCGCATCATTCACCGCAGTATTCTTCACTAAGTTGAGAGTTTCATCTCCTCTCATCTTAGTTTTTATGGGGTACGGCTCTTCAGTAATGGGGAGCCTCAACCGCAAGCTCGGAGTCGGCTAGTACGCGACTGCCCTGCCCCAAGTTTTATTTAGCGAACTAGTACTTTGAATACTAGTTTGAAACCAGTACTGATGCCAGTAGTTGCGAGGTTCAAATGGCGAAGGTGACAATAGAGTTGGATCAGGGGGATCTGATGGAGCTACTAGATATGCTCACTGAGATAAACGATACGTTAGCGCGTATTGAAAAACTTTTACAAGGAGAACGAAATGGGAAAAGTAGTAAATCTGCGTGAAGAAGAGCCACCTAGCTTTATAGTGGTATGCACACACAAGAAGCACAGGCACATAACGTCTTTTGGAACTTTCTTAGACATGGATCACGCGCAACACTTTATAGAGAATTATGGATTCCCAAAAGGTGAGTTCCACTTAAAGATAGCCCCGCTAAATATCGTGTGGTCAAAGGAAGAGTCAGGGTATGACTCCTGAAGCCAAGGTCAAGAAGGTTGTGGTCAATCAGCTCCGCAACCTTGGGGCTTATTATTTCTATCCAGTGACAGGCGGCTACGGACGTAGCGGTGTACCTGACATAGTGGGATGCTACAAAGGCAAGTTCTTTGGTATCGAGTGCAAGGCCGGTAAAAACACCCCCACTCCTCTCCAACAAATAAACCTAGATGATATAGAGAAACAAAACGGCATAGCGTTGGTTGTCAACGAGAAGAATATGCACAGCGTAAGAGATTTAATAACAGGGGATACAGATGAAGAAGCTCAGTAAATACGGAAAAGTAGTTAAAGAGTTGGATAAACAACCAAGGAAGCCAACGCAGATGATAGCGGATGAGCTTGGCGTTTCTGCCTCTTATGTATACAAAGTCAAAAGGGATCGTAAAAATGCAGGCTACACCGTAACAGGGTCTACGAACATACGTAGGGATCGTAAACGTGCTGGCTACACCGTAACAACGGATTACAATAATGATGCTGTTGGTCACGCTGCCCCCAGTACGGATTTAAGTTGGGAGCTTCCTGAAAATACTTTGACGACATCAGATGGAAGCACAGCAGCGTACTACGAGCTTCCTGAAGGGGCCGAGGAACTACAAGACTTGATCTCGCATCGAGATATGAACGCACAGATTGGTGAGATATTCAGGTCATGCTATCGCTACGGAATAGCCTTGCACAGTGACCGACTCAGGGATGCTAAGAAGATTAAGTTTTATATCGACGCAGAGATAAAGAGGTTAGAGAAGCTGTGAAGAAGACCAAAGCAGAACAAAGCAAAGAACTGGACGACCAAGTGGCTGAGTTCTTGAAGAAGGGTGGGGAGATTGAACAGGTAGATACCGCAGTTTCTCAACTAAAGAGCTTAACTAAGTCTCGTAGATTCTTTGCTAAGACACACTATCTGGTTGTCAACAACCATGAGAAGAATAAGTAAAGGGATTTAAATCATGGATTTGATTACCTTGGACTTTGAGACTTTTTATAGTAAAGAGTTCTCACTAAGCAAACTCACCACAGAAGAGTACATACGAGACCCACGTTTTCAGGTGATCGGACTAGGGTTAAAAGTGAACAACGGCCCGACCGAGTGGGCTAGTGGTACAGATGAGCAGATGCAAGACTATCTGGATAGCTTCGATTGGGCTAACAGTATGGTGCTTGCTCATAACACTATGTTTGACGGAGCCATACTCAACTGGAAATTTGGAGTAAACCCAAAAGTATGGGCAGATACCCTATCAATGGCTAGAAGTATACACGGTACTGGAGTGGGCGGCAGTCTTAAAGCCCTTAGTGAACATTACCAAATAGGCCAGAAAGGGACTGAAGTACTGGACGCGTTGGGAAAACGAAGAGAAGACTTTACTGACAATGACTTGAGCAGATACGGAGACTATTGCATCAACGATGTAGAGTTAACCTACGATCTGTTTTCTTTGATGGGCGGTAAGTACCCACGAAAAGAACTCAAAGTGATCGATGCTACGTTACGTATGTTTATAGATCCTGTACTGGAACTGGACTTGGAACTGTTAGAGTCTCACCTGATCGATGTGCGTGACCGTAAAGAAAAATTACTTCTTAACTTAGAAGATGGCGTAGGTAAAGAAGACCTGATGTCAAATGATAAGTTCGCGGGTCTGCTCAGAGGGTTGGGGGTGGAACCTCCACGTAAGATTAGCCCTGCGACCGGCAAAGAAACTTATGCGTTTGCTAAAACAGATGAAGGGTTCAAAGCACTGCAAGAACATGAAATGTATGAAGTGCAGGCTCTGGTTGCGGCTAGGTTGGGTAATAAAAGTACCTTGGAAGAGACACGAACTCAGCGGTTTATTGATATAGCCAAGCGGGGAAACCTGCCAGTACCCATACGGTATTACGCAGCGCACACAGGTAGGTGGGGTGGTTCTGACAAAATTAATATACAGAACCTACCTAGTCGTGGCCCGGACGGGAAGACGTTGAAGCAGAGCCTGATCGCACCAGAGAATCATATGTTGATTGACTGTGATTCATCACAGATCGAAGCAAGAGTATTGGCGTGGCTGGCGGGGCAAGATGATTTACTACAATCATTTGCCAACAAGGAAGATGTGTATATCAAAATGGCTTCGCGTATATACGATAAAGACGAATCAGAAGTTACAAAAGATGAGCGGTTCGTTGGTAAGACCACAATATTAGGTAGTGGTTACGGTATGGGGGCTGTTAAATTCCAAGCACAGTTGAAGACTTTTGGGTTTGACATGGATTTGACTGAGGCTAGGCGTGTCATAAATGTTTACAGGGGAACCAATGGGCGTATCCATAACCTGTGGCGCGAAGCTCAAGTACTAATTGAAAACATGGCAAAGAGAACAGCTATGCGTATTGGCAGTCCCAAACTAATCGAATCCCGAGCGGATATGCCAGCAGTCACATTGCCCTCTGGACTCTTGATGCACTACACCGATCTACGAGCAGACATGACAGAAGACGGTATGGAGTACACCTATAAAACACGAAAAAGCCGAACCAAGATCTATGGTGGGAAGTTTGTGGAGAATATCTGCCAAGCAATAGCGCGTTGTATTATTGCGGAACAGATGTTAAAGATATCAAAGAAGTATCGTGTAGCACTGACTGTTCACGATTCATTAGTGGTGTGCGTCCACTATAATTACGTAGATATTGCGCGTGAATATATAGAGGACTGTATGCGCGAAGTACCAGATTGGGCGGGGGGACTACCACTGGATTGTGAATCCGGTGTAGGCAGAAGTTATGGAGAATGCGAATGAACAGTAAATACGACATATTGTTTCTGGGAACACCTTACATCGATGGGCATTATGATTCGGTGCAAGATGCTTACGAAGCGAAAGAAACGCACGTAAAAAACTTTCCTAATATTGATTTGGCTATAGTCAAAACTATTCACGAAATTAGGTTAGGGAAGAATGTGTTTTGGATTCCTAACAAAGAAGAGCTAAAAGCTTTTAACAGCAGGGGGCAAGATGACGAACGAATTTTATCTTAAAAAAAGACGTAAGCAAGTAGAAACTGCGGTCAGTAAGATGACTGCTAAACAGCTTCAGGTGTGTACTCAGTTGCAGATACCTCCTCAAGATTACATAATAATTATGAATAAGATCCATATATGAGTGCAATACCGTGGTCGTTCAGCAGGCTGAAGGCGTTTCAACAATGTCCTAAACAGTTCTACCACGAAAAAGTGATAAAGCAGTACCCTTTTAAGATGACCGAGGCAGTTCGTTATGGTAATCAGTTCCATAGAGCGGCAGAAAACTACATAAAAAAAGAAACACCGCTTCCAGAAAGATTTAAGTATGCTCAAAAATCTTTGGATATACTGAACGCTAAAGAAGGCGATAAGCTTTGCGAATACAGAATGGGTCTGACAGAGAACCTAGACCCTTGCGGGTTTGGTGCTAGAGGGGTTTGGTGGAGAGGTATTGCAGACCTAGTTATAGTTAACGTAGATGAAGAACTAGCTTGGGTAGTGGATTACAAAACTAGTAAATCATCTCGATATGCAGATAAAGGGCAGTTGGAACTAATGGCCCTTGCACTGTTTAAACATTTCCCTTTTGTTAAAAAAGTGCGAGGGGGTTTGTTGTTTGTTGTATGTGAGGATTTTGTTAAAGACACATATACAAGCGACCAAGAAGATAACTTATGGACTAAATGGGTTGATGATATTGAATCAATGGAGACTGCTTTTAGGACTGAGGTATGGAACCCTAAACCAAATGGGCTTTGCAAACGGCATTGCCCTGTAATTGAGTGTCCACATAACGGGAGCTACTAATGAGACGAGATTATAAACGAGAATACCAAACACAAAAGGCTCGCGGAGAGCACAAAGATCGCATGGAACGGCAACGTGCTAGACGTGAGATGGATATGCAAGCGCGAAAAAACGGTGGGGACAGGAACAATAATGGCAAAGCCGATAAGCGTGAGGGTAAGGACATTGCCCACAACAAACCTTTACGTAAAGGTGGGACAAACAAAGACGGGTACAGGGTAACTAGTCGTAGTAGAAATCGTTCTAACAACGGCCAGAGACCTAAACGAAGAAGAACGTAGGATTAAATAGATTGCAAGTCATAGATAATAAAGCATTGTTATTGAAGTTACGTGACCCTGCAAAAGTCACTAGTATTATACCTAAAAGCAAGTCTTTGACGGACAACCAAGTTCTAGTTAATTGGGGTTTGAGTGAAGCTCATGTTCTAAATAACTTGTCAATAAGCGCACCATCTCCCATAGAAGGGAGGTATGAGTGGACAGGTAAGTATGCGCCGTTTGACCATCAGAAAACTACTTCTTCTTTCCTTACGTTAAACAAACGAGCGTTCTGTTTTAATGAACAAGGAACAGGCAAAACTGCCAGTGCAATCTGGTCGGCAGACTATCTGCTGAAACAAGGAGAAATAAATCGAGTCTTGATTATATGTCCTTTGTCGATTATGGAATCCGCATGGAGGGATGATTTATTCACGTTCGCCATGCACCGAACGGTAGACGTTGCTTACGGTTCAGCTAAAAAACGGAAAGACATTATTGCAAGCGGTGTGGAGTTTGTAATTATTAATTACGATGGGGTTGAGATTGTAGAAGAAGACATTCGTAACGGTGGGTTTGATCTGATTATTGCAGACGAAGCCACACACTACAAAAATGTGCAGACTAAACGGTGGAAAGCTCTTAACCGTTTGATTACACCGAAGACATGGTTGTGGATGATGACAGGAACACCTGCCGCACAATCACCCCTCGATGCTTATGGACTAGCCAAATTAATCAACCCTACTGCTGTGCCACGTTTCTTCAGTTCGTTTAGAGACCAAGTGATGCACAAGATTACTAACTTTAAATGGATTCCTAAAGCGGATGCAACTGATAGGGTATTTAACGCACTGCAACCAGCCATTCGTTTTACAAAAGCAGAGTGTCTGGATTTACCTGACATGGTTTATGTAAAACGTGAGGTGGAGTTAACCAGACAGCAAAAGAAATACTACAAAGAACTTAGGGACAAGATGGTCATGCAAGCTAGTGGAGAGCAGATTACAGCCGTAAACGCTGCTGTCAGTATGAACAAACTATTGCAGATATCATCAGGTGCGGTTTATACGGACGAAGGAGAAGCACTGGAGTTCGATATTAAATATCGATACAAAGTGTTGCGCGAAGTAATCGATGAATCTAGTAAAAAAGTACTAGTTTTCGTACCGTTTAAACACAGTATCGATGTGCTTACGAGCAAGCTAAGAAAAGAAAACATACCTACCGAAATGATTCGTGGGGATGTACCAGTGACTAAACGCACCGAAATATTTAAAGCTTTTCAGACAGAAGCCGCACCTCAAGTTCTTATCGTTCAGCCTCAAGCTGCGGCACATGGGGTTACGCTTACTGCCGCTAACACTGTAGTCTGGTGGGGGCCAGTGAGTTCTTTGGAAACTTATGCACAGGCTAATGCGCGTGTCCATCGAACAGGACAAGACCATAAATGTACCGTGGTGCAACTACAAGGATCTCCTGTAGAAAAGAAAATGTACGCATTATTAGATAATAGAATCAACATACACACAAAAATTGTGGATCTTTACAAAGAATTACTTGATTAAGGTACGAATAACCACTATATTACTCTGCTCATCACAAGGAGTGATTGCGTGGAAGAAAATGAAGGACATTTAGGTAAGTGCGTTAAGGCTTATCTAAAGATTAAGGCGAAACGTACCGAGCTATCTGCAAATTTCGATACAGAGGATACTATCTTAAAAGACCAACAAGAGTTGATTAAGACTGAACTACTCGACTATCTGAAAGAAAACGATCTTAAAAGCGTAAAAACAGAAGCTGGTACGTTTTATAAAACCATTAAAACTCGTTATTGGACTAGTGATTGGGAGGCGATGCACAAGTTTGTGCTTGAGCATAAGGTTCCAGAGTTCTTTGAAAAGCGTTTAAGCCAAGGCGTTGTTAAAGAATTTTTAGAAGACAATCCTGAAGCTGTACCAAAAGGTCTGAATACTGATAGTGAGTTTGTCGTTACAGTTAGGAAATCTAAATGACTGATACCAATGAGTTTGTTTCAATAGAAGATCTTGCAAGGCATTTTACAGTAAGCGTAAGTACAGCTAGGGCTTGGGTACGGAAGGGGGAGATACCTAAAAATACTTACATAAAGATAGGTAAAACTTATCGTTTTAAACTAGATGCTGTTGTACAGGCACTACTCGGTGACCAGACTGAAAAGAAAGAACAACCGATTAGCCCTGCGCCTGTAGAGGAGATACTAGAATCATTTGCGGATGATGACTTTTGAACCGACTTAGTATCCGAGACGGCATATTTCGCAAGCTAACTGAGAAAGGCGAGATTATCGTTGATAATAACTACATTGACGTTATTATTGTGAATGCGGCAGGGCTATCACGAATGTATTACGAAGGAGAGTATACTTCTTCTAGTGCTTCTGCCCCTGTATGTTGGTCTTCGGATACAAGAGTTCCAGACCCTAATGTTGCGGATAAGCAATCTGCACGATGTTTTGACTGTGTTCAAAACGTAAAAGGGTCGGCACAGGGGAATGCTCGCGCTTGTAAGTTCTCTCAACGCATAGCTATTGTGTTTGAAGACGAACTACAGAACGTATACCAATTGCAATTACCGGCAACGGCATTGTTTGGTGACGCGAAGAGAGGCTGGCAGTCTATGCAGAACTACGCTAAACATTTAGCAAAGCATGACACGCAAGCCACAACGGTTGTAACTCGAATCACCTTTGAAGAGAGTTATGTACCAAGGTTGAGATTTAGGCCCATGCGGGTGTTAAAGACAACCGAATCAAGCAGGGTTGCGGAGTTGGAGAATGATCCGTCTACGTTACAAGCGATTGCGCTTGACGTAAAACCGAAGGTGACCGTACCTTTTGTTGAGACAGATGGGTTTGTCTTTGACGAATTTAATTAGACAAAACGGAGAACATAATGTCTGAAGAAAAACAAATAATTGATCCTAATTATTTACTTAACAACGTGGAAGCGTTGTACCCAAAGATTGACCGTCCTTATAAATTCGATCAGGGCGAGAATCGATCTATACCGTGTGATGCCAAAGATGATGGGGCAGCTTACGACATAAACTTTAAGATGGACAAAGCTACTGCTGTTGCTCTCAATAAGTTTATGAAAGAGCTGTACAATTCTCGAAAGCAAGACGGTTGGCCTGAGTACAAGGATACTCACCCCAATAAGCAAAGTCATCCATTCAAAGAAGAAGATGATGTGTTTACACACAAAGCTAAACTGAACGCCGCATACAACGGACAAACAACAACTAAGCCTGTGCAATGGGACGCTAAGTTGAACAAACTACCAGATGACTTTAGGTTGACTTCTGGTAGTACTGTAAATGTTTCTGTGACAGGCATACCGTATTCAGGTTCTATGGGTGCGGGTGTGTCTCTGCGACTGAAGATGGTGCAGGTAATTAAATTTGTACCTATGCAAGAACGCTCACCGTTTGAAGAACAGGATGGATTTACCTTTGGTGGTGATGAAAATCCTTTCAGCGTAGTGAGTGACAACACTTCTACTGCCTCTGACAACTCTGATGAGATCGATTTCGGAGAGGAAGAGGAAGTAATAGAAGAGCCTAAAAAGGCTGTTAAAAAATCAGCCGCTCCGAAAAAAGGAAAAGCTAACATAGCAGACGTTCTGGAAGATTGGGACGACTAACTTTTTCTTGGGTTAACTACGGCTAGACCTCGGCAGGGTCGAAAAGGTGGGTTCGGTGGAGTTCTTCGCCCCGCCGTAGTTTCCCTAAAATTCGGTGGGTATAGAGATGAATACAAAAGAATTTTTGCAGAGGGCATTGGCAAAGAGCGGGTATTACTGTCTGCTGGCCCTCAAAAGCAGTGAAGATCGTAGGGTACAGAAGTTCTACGATTCGATAGATGAATTAATAACAGAAGCAAATAGCTTCGACAGTGCCGGTTACGATACTTACTTTGCACTAAGCACGTTTAAAAATAGCAGCTCACGTAAAGTAAGTAACATAGATCGTATTCAATCGTTCTTTCTTGATCTGGACTGTGGCCCGACAAAGGAGTTTGCAAGTCAACGAGAAGCGTTAGATGAGTTAAGAGAATTTTACAGAGGGGCTAATCTCCCAAAACCATTGGTGATAACTTCTGGACGGGGTATACACGTTTACTGGCTTTTAGCTGAGTCGGTTGTTTATGAGGATTGGTTTCCTGTAGCAAACAGTCTTAAAAAACTGTGTGCAGAGTACGGGTTTTTAGCTGACCCTGCGGTTACTAGCGATGGTGCTAGGGTTTTAAGGGTATTAGGCACTCACAATCATAAAGATGATCCCCCTGTACAGGTGCTTCAACTAGGTGTAGATATACCTACCCCAATTGATTTTGAGAAGTTTTCTGTGTTAGTGGGGTCTGACCCACTCGCATTTCCTACTAAAGTTGAGTCTCAGCCTCCTAGTGCAATCATGCAGAAGTTGATGGGGAACAATGACACCAAGTTTAAAAACATACTGTCAAAGATAAATGACGGTGAAGGTTGTAAGCAGATAGAGAATATCATTTATGACCAAGAGAATTGTCCAGAACCTATGTGGAGAGCGGGGCTTTCCATTGCAAAATTTTGTTCTGACTCAGAGAAAGCAGTCTCTTATATATCTGAAGGGCATCCTGAATATGATCCAGAAGAAACCGCGCACAAAGTTGACCTGATAAAAGGGCCGTACCTATGTGCCAAGTTTGATGAGTTTAGTCCTAACATATGCCCTGACTGCCCTAACTGGCACAAAATAAAATCTCCTATTTCTTTAGGTATGGAAGTAGTAGAAGCGGATGAGGCAGACAATGTAGTTGAAGCATTGATGGCAGACCGGCCTGATGATCTGGTACAGACTTACACAATACCACCCTATCCTAAACCTTATTTCAGAGGGGTAAATGGTGGTATCTATATACGATCAACAGATTCAGACGGTAACGTAGATGAAAAACTTCTATATCATAATGACTTCTATGTAGTTAAACGCATACTAGACAAAGAGACAGGCGAAGCATTGGTGATGCGATTGCATTTACCAAAAGACGGAGTACGTGAGTTTACTGTGCCCCTCACGTCTGTTACTTCTCGGGAAGAGTTTAGGAAGTACATGAGTATGCATGGCGTAGCCGTCAGTAGGACAGATGAACTTATGCAATATACAACGACTTGGGTAAACGAATTACAGGCAACTTCTATGGCAGACAAAGCTCATCGTCAGTTTGGTTGGACAAGTAAGGAGATGAAGTCTTTTGTATTAGGAAGCCGAGAGATATTCGGAGACCGTATTGAGTTTAACCCACCGGCTACCACTACCTCTGCATTGTTCCCTTCTTTTGAGCCTAGAGGAACATTAGAGGGATGGAAGGAGATGGTTAAGTTCTATGACAGGGATAATTTTGAACTACACCAATATATAGTGGCATCCAGTTTCGGCTCAGTTCTCATGGAACTTTTGCCAGTACACTGTTCACTTGTCCATCTGCATAGCCCTAAGTCAGGTTATGGTAAGACTACTGTGATGGAAGCGGGGATTACCGCATGGGGTGAACCTGAAGAACTGCTGTTATATGAGCGGGACACCCATGCGATAAAAATGCACAGGGGTGAGGTGTACCACAATCTACCTTTGTATATGGACGAACTTACAGAGATGAAGAGTAAAGATGTAAGTGATTTGGCATACCAGATAGTGAGTGGTAAACAACGTAGACGTATGGCAGGTAGTGTAAATGCTGAACGCCCTACAGGAGTTCCGTGGAGCTTACTTGCTGTAACTAGCGGTAACGCAAGTCTGGTAGAGATTGTAAGAGGAGATAAAGCAGATCCTGAAGCGGAAGCTCAAAGGATATTAGAGATCAAGGTAGACCAGCGTTTCGCTACTCCTCAAGGCAAAACGGAGACAGACGCATTTTCACAGGAGCTTAAAAAGAACTACGGTTTTGCAGGGGAGATCTTTGTACAGTATGTGATAAACAACTTGGAAGAAGTGCGAAGTCTACTGAAGGATATGCAAGCTAAAATCGATAGAGAGGCAGGGTTGGCCCCTAAAAATAGGTTTTGGTCTGCTGGTGCTGCTTGCACTATGACTGCGTTGATTATCTGTAACGAATTAGAGTTACTGACTTACGCTCCTAAACCTGTGTACAAGTGGATAGGTCGTGTGCTTCGCTTTAATAAGGAGAACTCTGACAACATGGGTGCTTCTGTAGAGCAGATACTAAATGATTACATTAACGAGCATTGGGTAAATATATTACAGATAAAAAGCACCGACGATTTACGTAAGCAAGACAATAATGGATTGGATGTTCTAGTCGTACCTGACGCAACGCCTCGTGGTAGGTTAGTGGCACGTTACGAAACAGATCTGAAGAGAGCCTACCTTCTCCCTAAACCATTGCGTAAATGGTGTACAGCTCAACAGATAAATTACACCTCGTTCGTACAGGATCTAATGGAGAAGCTGAATGGTAAGAAGGTAAAGATGCGTCTCTGTAAAGGTACGCATATGAAGTTACCATCTACTGATGTGATTTCTGTAGATTGTTCCAAGATTGACTTAGAGGATCTGGTAGATATTGCGGAAGAAGAGACCGAGGATTAATCAGGGGGTACTTAGAACCTACGACATAGCACCTGATGGAATACGTATTGTGGTCGATTGGGGTAGCATGGTAGTCGGGTCTTCGTTCTTCGTACCCTGCATCAACACTCAGGATGCGATTAAGGAGTTACAGCGTATAACCGGAGAGAAAGGTTGGGGTGTTCACACCAAAGTATTGGTAGAAAGCAATAAATTAGGTGTACGAATCTGGAGAACTTTATGATACCATCGCCCTCGAAACAAGGGCCAATTTGTTTCGTTCTCCAAAAACCCCTTATTGTTCCCCTGCGGTAAGGGGTTTTTCTTATAGGAACCCCGCCCCTCTATCGTAACTTTCTGCCCATTGTTTTAGGGTATCTCTAGTACTAGGGCTTAACTGCACACCGTTAAACATCTCTTCTGAAGTTCTCATGTGCATCTTCATTGACCTGTTTATAGTGTCAGTATCAATTACTGCGTCAGGGAAATTCTTTCGGTGCTTGGTATTGAACTCTTGTATATCTCTTTTTACTTCTCTAAGTCCTTTCATGTCACCCATACGTTGTGCGATGTAGTACCGTTTAAGAAGCTTGCTTTTCTTGGAGGTGACTGCTTTGTCTATCCGCTTAATGTCCTGTGCTCGTTCCTGTGCAAACGTATATTCTGCGGGAGCAAACCCAAGAAACTTAGCCGCGATAGTGCCACTGTTAAAGTCGGCTTGGGTTATGGGGTCACCCCTACGTGTCAATGCACCCTCATTAGCAAAGCGATAAGCTTGCATCATGTTACGAACAGAAATAGGTAGTATGTCTTCTACACCTCGTTGGAATTCTCCTTCTAATAATTTATCTCTACCTCGGAGCATCCTTTGAAGTGTAGACCACGGTGCACCAAGTACTTCTTCTACTATGCTTTCTTCAAGAGATCGATCAAAATCATAACGTCTGCTACCTAAAATAAGATGTGCAAGTCCTATTCTCTGGGAAAGATCTATAGGAAGCCCTGCCTGTGCTAACACAAAGTTTACACCACCTTTGTAGAACCCTTCTCCTATCGCTTGCCTAAATGCTGCGTCATAAGTTTCTTCTTCTTCATCTCCCCAATAGTCTAACGTACTGAGTATTATTCCTATCGGTGTCAACATCGGGAGACCAGCCATTGCGGCTGTGGCTACTTGAACTCCTATAAGCTGTTTAAGAGCAAGCATTTTTGCTTCTTTGTCTTTACCTGTCCTGAATTCTTTATAGAGATCTACTGCTTGTTTTGTTTGCAGATAGTACATAGTGGCACCGTAGGTTCTGAACATCATCATCATGCGCCCTATGCTTTTTTGGGCTATAGGTGGAGCTTGACCTAAAAGATTGGTTCCACTGGTTAGCTCAGTCATCCTGATGGCTTCTTCTTCCGCCAGTTTTTTTATCTCTTCCTGACTTAAAAGATGCTCTCCCTTCGCCTTATTAGGTTTGTTGTTCAGACGTTCTACTTCATTCAGATAAGAAGCCACCAAAGAAATCTGCCTCTGCCCTCTGTCCCCAATATGAAACGGATGCGACATAATCGTGTTGAAGTTCTTCCATCCTTGTAGCCACGGGCTAGAGGATTTTTGCCCTGAAGTATCCTGACCTTGCAGTTCCTGTTGTATGGTTCTATTGAGAAGACCTCGATTGGCAGCTAACTGCACCAACCCCATTATCTCCTCTACAAATTGTTTCTGAGTAAACTTCTGTACTACTTTTCCATTCTTATCTACACGGCTGTAGAAAACCTGTTTGGGGTCATCGTTAAGTTTAAGATCTTTCCTGATACCTAAGAATTTACCGTCTTTGTCTAGCTTATAAAAGTTTTCAATGGAGGGAGCACCAACGTAGGCTTCTCTAAGCATGACACTTACTGCATCTCCCGCGCTTTCTCCTTGCCCCGGTACTTCGCGTTCCAATCCACTCCCTGCAAAGATCCGCATCCCTGCGTATATGTCAGCTCCCGCAGAACTCATGTTCGTTTTACCAGACAGCATAGGCCACAGTATCATCGGTAAGCCCGCAAGCTGGAGCACTGCGGAGGAGATGTTACCTCCCATTATCCCTAAGAACGTAGCCTGATTTGCTACGATGGGTAGTCGTTCCATCCAACTGGTAGAGGGGTTGGTAGCTACCTGTGCTCGAACTGCAAAAGTATCTCTGAAAGCGTCTATGTTATCTCTGCTAAACCCTTCAGGGTCACCAAAACTTTTTCTAAAACTAGTAACTTCTTTCTGTTCTGCCGGTGTAAGCTTTTCACCTCTCGCCTGTTTTTCTTCGTAAGCTATGACGAAGTTTGCTCTTTTGTGCCTCTCTTCCAGATCCGTTTCCATGTTATTTTTTAACTGATAAATATCACGGGTATAAGCTATATTTACGGCTTGCCTAGCCATCTCAAAAGCTTTTATGTTTATACCCTGTAAA